GTAAGGTAGGAACTTTGTTTTCGTGAACGTGGGGGAGCGTAAGGGCGTAAGACCCCAGACCGCCCCCCTTTTCGTTACACGATGACAGGAACAGCAATAAAACGATTCACGAAACACAATATGGAAAAGAATAATGTAGAACAAACCGAGCAGGAAATGTCTGACTTCCCGATAGACATCAAGAGAGATATTGTAGACATACTCAACGATACTCCCTCGCTGGTTAAGCTGGGTGATAAGGAGTACCGCGTAAAGAATATGCGCTATTACTCCCTGTATCGTATCTGTAACCTCGTTATGGATATGAAGAAGAGTGACGAGACTCTGGATACCGACAACAAGGTCATTATGGCTTTGTGTACCGATTTGAATGCGATGTGCGAGATTGTTGCTATTGTAATCTGCAACCATTTGTTCACGCCAGATGACATTCATACATTCGAGGACGTAGACGAGGTCATGTCCCGCAACGACAAGCTTATTAAGGTGATGAAGACCAAGGTGATGCTGAGTACATACGACACTAACCAGTGGGCTGCTATCATCCTCGGCGCTATCAAGTCAATAGACTTGGGCGGTTTTTTTTTACTCAGAAAATCGGTGAGTACGCTTACGGATTCACTGCTGGCGAGGAAGAAGAACTCGGAGGAGACAGCATTACGATTCATGGAAGCACTGTCATTGCAGACGCAAGCAACTTCCTCAGAGCCTTCACCCAATACAGACTAGACGATTATCTGTATCGCCTGTCTATCGCCCAGATTCAGTTTATGGCCGTGGACAATACCCATACAAAGTATTTGAAGGGTAACGACAAGAAGGCTTGGAACAACTACAAGGAAGTGTTCGATGCACACCAGAAGCTCGATAAGTTCATGGACAGCCTCGGCATACCGATGGACTTGAAAGAGGGCGAAGTGTACGATATTCCTGTAAAGAAGAAAGAATAATCTTTAAAACTATATAGATATGTCAAATCCCACAATAGTTGTAGCGAATCTCGATGATGCGAAGCTGAAGGAATCCATTGACAAAATGGTTAAGAATCTCGATAATCAGCTTCTTAATATGATGCAGTCTACTGATACAGCGGTTGAATATATGCAGAAATCGCTCCAGTCAGTAGGTAACGTTAAGTTCGGTGGTGAAAACGATGGAGGTAGCACAAGGCGCACTAAGAAGCAGCAGGAGGAAGCAGATGCGGTTAAACAGACCGCAAATGCATACGACCAGCTTGCTCAGTCGCAGCAAAAAACATCAAAAAAGAAAGGTATTGAATACGTTTCGCTACCTAGCGACGTGCAGGAAGGTTTGACCTATCTCATAAACGTCAATAAGGACGTAGACAAGCAGTTGGATAGTATTCTTCAGAAGGAGCATGCCATAATCGCAGCAAAAGAGAAAGAGGCACAGGCTTCAAGAGAAGTTGCAGCAGCAGAACAGCAGCACAGAACGGTTGACGGAAAATATTCTCCACAAAACACGGACAAGGAGAATGAGAGATTGAGAGAAGCAAGGGCTAATTGGGAGGCTTATAGAAAAGAGATTAATAATACGACTTCTGCCTATAGTAGCATGCAACAAGCTATTGCCAATGCATTAAATATACAGAGTCAGGAAATACACAACTACAATATAAAGACAGCGTCTGTTAAGCAACTTAATATGATGCTTAAGCAACAGGAAGAAGCCTATTCTCGTTTGACTCTTCAACAGCGCTATCAAAAAGGAGGAATGGAACTTTCTGATTCTATCCGCAGAATACAAAGACAAATCGCGATAATAAGAAACGCCGCTTCTCGACCTATAAGTTTAAAGGTCGCAATGGATTTACCAAGCAAGACTCTCGATGAGATTGCATATAAGATGCAGATGCTGAGAAATTATCGTGCTGGCCTCGACTTCTCTAATGTAAAAGGAAAAGACGAAATAGAACAGGTTAATAAGGCTCTTGAGAGACTAAGGCTGGAACAGAATAAAATTCTTGGCCAGAATAAAAATATGCTAGCCTCTAACAACGCTCTGGTTCGCTCGTTTAACTATATGAAGAACCGACTGGCGTTCTACTTTACCGTCGGAGCTTCTACGCAGTTTGTTAAGCAATTAATAGAAGTTCGCTCTCAATACGAGATGAACGAACGCGCACTTGGTATTCTTCTTAATAGTGCTTCTAGGGGTACAAGGATATTTAACGAGCTATCACAAATGTCGCTCATATCTCCATATACTTTGATAGAGCTTTCGAACGCAGCCAAGCAATTAACAGCATACGATATTGCAGCCAAAGATGTTGTTGATACAACCCGTCGTCTGGCTGATATGGCTTCAGCTGTAGGAGTGCCCGTGGAACGCCTTACCTATGCTCTAGGCCAGATTAAAGCTTATGGTTATCTGAATAGTCGTGATGCTCGTATGTTCGCAAATGCAGGCATTCCGCTTGTAAGAGAACTTGCTAATTATTACTCCGAGCTTAGAAACAAAATGATAAGCACGGCAGATGTTTACGACATGATGAAAAAGAAAGCTATCGACTATAACGACGTAATGAATGTTGTAAACAAGATGACTGATGAAGGCGGAAAGTTTTTTGACTTCCAAGCTAAGATGGCCGATACGCTTAAAGTACGTCTTGCGAACCTTACGTTGGCATGGAACAATATGTTGAACGATATAGGTAAAGACAGCCAAGGACTTCTTACATCATCTATTAAAGGGCTTGCCAATTTGTTTAAACATTGGAGAGAGTTCTCTAGAATATTACAGACTGTTATTGTTGCGTTCGGTGTATACAAAGCTGTACAAACACTAACATTAACAATGGGTGTTAAGCAAATAAAAACACTCGCAATATCTTTTATCGGCTTTGTAAGCTCCATTAACAGCGGAGCAACAGCGATGGCTGCTTTCCGTTCCGTGCTAATGTCAATACCTTTCACTGCGGTTGCGACTGCGCTAGCTACTCTCATATCATATTTTTGGTTATTCAACAACTCTTCAGACAAGGTAAATGAAGATTTGAAAAACATACGAAGCGCTTTCGACGGTGTCCACCAAGAGATTACCAAAACGTTTGCAGACGCTATAAGAACTGACAATATCGGCACTCAGCTTAACAAGTTGAGAGATATTCTGGAACTTGCAGAAAGCGAGTTACATGTGACAATTCCAATAAACCTAGAAGATGTTGACGAGAAAAATATAAAGGCAAAACTGAAGGAAGCAAAAGCTTTTATTGACGAATACCTAAACTTCTCACAAACATTTGCCGAGGCTGCTGCTGGCAGTGAGCTTAACACTGTATTTAATGAGTTCGGACAAAAAGCTCGCAGTGTATACACATCTGTTACAGAATCCATCAATACTGTGATTGTTGCACTTCAAGATTTGAAGGACGCTGGCAAGGCTACAGACGATGAAATTCGCATTCTCAACGAGCTTTTGTCTGGTCAAAAAGAGGACGAAGCACGAATAGAATATCTGCAAAGGCTTGTATCCCTATATGAGAAGTTGGGACTTATTGGAAAGGTTTCTGAAACATCAGCTTACGGTATGAGTGGCACATACTCAAACATTGCCAAACTTCAGAACCAACAAATGCAGACGTTAGAAAACCTCGGAATAAAGAACAAGGAGGTTTTTTCTAATATGCTTAACGACGTGCAGGATTATTATAAATATTCTACATTTGCTGGGTACGAGTTTGAACAACAGGTAATGCGCGTTGCTCAAAAAATAGACATAAGTAACATTCCAGAAGAGCAGAGAACTGTTAAATTGAGCGCAGCCATCAATCAAGAAGCTTCGCTCAATAACTGGAATCAGTTTGAAAAGGAATTTGCACGACAAGTCGCCAATCAAAAGTTTGGTACAAACATCACTATTTCTGACGATTCGAAAAAATCATCGGAATCCGAACTCCAAGAGTGGCAGAAAAAACAACAAAAATGGATGGATGACCACGGTATAAAGGTCACGCTTACATTCCAGACAAACGACACCGAGGTTTCGTATGCGAAAAGAATGTTACAAGAGGCAAAAGATGCAGCAGAAGAATACCAAACGCAACTACGAAAGCTTGAGAGGGGAACAGGAAGTCAAGATGCGGTAGACAAAGCTCTAAAAAGCAAGAACGAAGCTCGACAAAAGTACTTTGCTGCTGGAGGAGATATGACGCAGCTTGATAAAAAAGAAAATGCTGCTGCAAAAAAAGAAAGGAAAGAGGCGGAGACCGAGCTTCAGAAGGCTCTCAAGGAGGAATTGCAGCTGATTGAAAAAGTTCGCAGCGCCTATAAAGAACTTACAAAAGCAGGTGTAACCCATGCAGAAGCTATAGAGTCCTCTGTCTCTGGATATGAGAAGTCGGTAGCAAATATTAACGGCGTACTAAAGAAGTATGGCCTTGAACTTGACTTGTCTAAATTTGCTGGAATAAGCAATCCTCACGAAATCCTTGCAATGCTCCAGAAGCTGCTTGACGCGCTTACTGGCAAAGCAAAGCCAGCAGAAATACAGGCTATTGAGGATGAGATAAAAAAGATAAATCTCGACGTCGAGAAGTTTGATGCAAAAAAGATTACTGACGGTCTGAAGAACGAACTCGGAAAGGTAAAAGACGAGTACGAGCTTGCTCTAGAGCTTGATGCCAATCCCGAACTCGGAGGAATGTTCGCTGAAATGTTCGGTATCGATACAGACGCACTGCCCCAGACCTTTGCCGAGGCTTTCGACAAGGCGAATAAGGTTGCGCTTGCTAAACTGCAGGAGCTTAAGGTTAGTATAGGGAACTTCGACCTTATGAGCACCGTCATCAAACCAGACGAGGACGGTAAGTGGATGGGTCTTGCATACGACAGTACAGCCGTGCAGGAGCTTGTCAAGGGACAGAAGGAGTGGCGCGATATGTATCGGAAGAACATGGAGGATACCGAGAAGATGCTTGATGACTATGTCAAGAAGTATGGCGACTACTCTGACAAGATAGCCGAGATTGAAGCTAAGCGCCTTGCCCAGATAAAGGAGCTTAACAACGCATACTATACCGACGAAATGCGCAACTCGCAGGAGTATAGGGCAAAGCTCAACGCTATAGACACAGGAGCGGAAAGCGAAAAAGGACAGGCAAAATGGGAGGAGTTCAAGAACTCGACACTGTATATTACAATGTTCGAGAATCTTGAGTATGCTTCAACCAAGACACTTGAGGCTATCCACGCTAAGCTGGAAGAGCTGAAAGGCGAGCTGAACACACTCACTCCAGAACAGCTGAAACAGGTCACAGACCAATATTTGAAGATAGAGCAGCAACTGATGAAGCGTAACCCGTTCAAAGACCTTTCAAAGAACGCAAAGGAATACGCCAAGGCCGTAGGCTCTTCTGGAAAGGCTGCACAGCGCCAGTTCTCTCTAGCCCAAGACAGATACGACAAGCAGGTTGAGCTTGTTGCTGGCATGAAGGAAGAGAAGAAGCAGCTGGAAGCCAACAACGATACCCAGAACGACTATTACAGACAACTGGTTGAGACACTTGCTATCGAGGATAAGAATCTTGAAGCACGAAAGAAGGAGCTTGTTGCAGCACAGAAACTCGTAGAAAAGTACGACTTGATGCGTAAGATTTTCAAGCAGCAGGCTTTAGCCGTAGGTGAGACCGTAAAGAAGATAGGAGATAACCTGCAAAGTCTTGCCCAGTTCCGTGATACCCTTAATTCTTTATTCGGTATTGATGCAAGTAAAGGTGAGACTCTTCTGGGTCATAACATCGACGGAATGATTGACGGTCTTGCAAAGACAGGCCAAGCAATGTCACAGATTGTCGATAGCGCAACTAGCGGAAACGTATTCGGTGTCGTAGGCGGTGTGGTAAACGTATTCGCTGGTATCGGAGATTCAATCGCAAGCATCTTCGGCGGAGGTTCTGCCAAGACCAGAAAGCTTAACGAAGAAATCAATAAATCCGTAGAGCGCGTCCATAAGCTCAGCCTTGCATACAAAGACCTTGAGCGTGCCGTCGAGGTCGGGATGGGTTCTGCTGAGCTGCAGGCCAGACGACAGGAAATGGTAAATAAGGAGGCTCAACTAAGAGAACTCCAAAGACAGAAGCAGCTTGAAAGTGAAAAACGCTCTAAAGACAGGGACG